GGACATGCACACGAAGGTCGGTATTACGAAATTACTCAGGTCAGAAAGCAGCTGGCCGAAGATATCTACGAACTCGCGCGGTCTTTGGGCTTTGGTGCTACACTAAAGCTAAAAGTCATAAACGGCACTGATTATTGGCGAGTAAATATTTTGGGAGTTGACGTAGACAGCCTGCCATTTCTCAAGCTTTCGCGAAAGCGTATAACTCTGAATAGGAAAAAGCATCCTACGAGGACTGCCTTTACTGTAGAAGCTTTAGGAGAGGGTAATTACGCAGGGTTCACGCTAGACAAAGACGGAAGGTTTTTGCTCGAAGATTACACGGTAACCCACAACACGGAAATCTCTTGTGCTATAACTAAGTACTTGGGACTTCCTACACTGTTCATGGTTACAACGCGAGAACTTCTATATCAAGCTAGAGAAAGATTTCTCAAGCGGTTAAACGTTACCGAAGAAGAGGTAGGTATTATTGGCGATGGACACTGGGAACCAGGAACATGGGTCACTATCGCAACCGTCGATACCCTTGAGTCCAGAGTCGGTAAGACAGAGTGTCAGGACTTCCTTAAGACCATCAAAGTCTTATTCGCGGACGAGTGCCACCATCTTGGCTCTGAAACTTGGTTTGAGATTTGTACTCTATGCCCTGCTGATTATAGGTACGGTCTTAGTGGAACTCCTATGGACCGTACCGATGGCGCTAATCTCCGACTACTTGGCGCAATCGGGGATATCATCGTTGATATCCCGAACAAGTTCCTCGTTGAAAACGGTATTTCAGCACGCAGTTCGATCATTTTTTCAAAAGTAACCGCGCCTGTTCTACCTAAGAAGACACCTTACGCCACAGCATACAAGCAGGGCATAGTAGACAATCCTAACGCCCTGTCTATGATTGTTGACTGGGTCAAAGTATTCGCTTCCCTCAATCTTGGTACTCTTGTTTTATGTGAGGAGATCGCTCACGGTAAGGCAATCGACGAGGCCCTATGGACTGCAACCGATGGCGTGTTTATTCCCCACCAGTTTATTTATGGTGAAGAAGCCACCGACGTTCGCAGGAACACTTTGAAGGATTTTGCTGAAGGAAGGCTTCCTGTACTCATCGCCTCTACTATTCTAGACGAAGGCGTAGACGTGCCTACGATCGATGCTCTGATCCTAGCTGGGTCTAGAAAGAGTCGAATCAAGACCATGCAGCGTCTAGGACGAGGTTTACGAGGTAAGAAGCTTATTGCGGTAGAATTTGCAAACTTTTGTCACGACCACCTGCTACGTCACAGCTTACAGCGGTACGAAGACTACAAGAAAGAAGATTGCTTCCCGCTGTATCAATCTGGTCCAGACGTAGAACTCATAAAGAAGATTTGGTATGCTGAGGGTAGTTGACCTAAAACCCGGGGATGAGATCCTTGGATGGATGAAGAATGGCTTTGGGCTCAGAAAAGGGCGCAATGCAGCCACAGGTCAGGTTTTTAGGTATGTACCAGGCAAAGCCAGTAGATTTGAAGGCGAAGATCTTTCTAGGTTTACTGGATTTCTTACCAAAAATGATGTCGCAAACAAGATTTTAGTGGTTGAAGTTCAAGAAATGAATCGCTATGCTATGGCGGTATCCCCGCCTATCCGAGCAGAGATACCCTACTTGGCTCTTATCCGGTTGCGGAGAGTAAGCAAGATTGCATTTCCTGGCAAACCTCAAAATCCAAAACGTCCAACTCAAATAGCTATAGGAACTGAGAACCGTCCCTATAGAACTATAGAAGAAGTCTTATTGAAGTGGAGTTAACACGAGTAATAAATGGCATGTGGAAAGACTGGTGGAAGGTAACTAACCCCACCGACGTCGCCGTGCGCCATATTCGTTACTCAATTCCGTCGCAATATAGAAACTACGAAGATCGTTGCTGGTACGTACACGATAAACATATTGAAGGTGTTCAACAGTTGCTAGCTGCTACTGGCTCTACAGTGACGGCAAGACAGCAACCCCAAGTTGACCCGTACGCTGTTCTGCACTTGCGCCCCACGGCACCCCAAGCTATCATCAGGGCCGCGTGGCGGGAACTCGCAAGAATGCTTCATCCCGATCAGGGAGGCGACCCGGAGGAATTCCTACGGGCGAAGGAAGCATACGAGTACCTGACCAGCAAGGGGTAGACATGCCTGTAGACATCGTCTCTGTAGTCCGAGAGCAGCGCTTAACTGCTCTAAAGCGAAGCATTTCTGCGTCTGAGATGCACGAAAAGCGTGTTTCAAATACCGCTACTCGTGTACAAATTATGTTGTCTGATGGCACGGCTGGAGTTGATGCAGCCTGCTTAGAAGAGTATTTAATGCGTGATACATATGCGCGCGTACTCGAAGAGTATACACGTAAGCCGCAACCAGCGTATAGCGGACAGGAGTTTACCCCTAGGGGGTTATCACTGTGGCGTAGAGTTGTGACTGCATGGAAGTCTACAGGTGTAGACCGTGAAACGTTTGTGCGCTCACAGTTTACTTGGTTTCATGACAAATTTCGCAAGCCACCAACCCCGGTACAGTTGACTACCAACGAAGCGGTATTACGTGCTGCATCCGTTGCACCGCAGCAGGTACGCACCAACAACATCGAAGCAGAGATTTCTACAGGAGACCTCTTCAAGCGCTGTGAAAAACAGATGGCTGACCTTATGCGTGCTCAAAAGCTTTCTCGTGAAGAGGTCTATCGACGGTTAGTTATTCCGGGTCTAGCAATGTTTCCTGAGAAGTTCCTAAACGCAGATCCTACGTGGCGTAAAGTGAAGGCAGGGTAAAGATGGCTGATCAGGTGATGTATACGGAAGAGTACCAAGTAAAGGTGCTCTCTTACATGCTTTCTAATCCTTCGTTCAAGGATATTGCTAGCGAGACTATTCAAGAGACTCACTTCGCTAACCGAGCATTGCAGTGGTATTTCTTGGCTATCCGAGATGCCAAGGTACAGCTTACGCCAACAACGCTGCGTGAAGAACTAATCAAAGCTGCCAAGACGAAGACTATTCGTGAGTCTGAGGTTGACAAAGTAGCGTCCTACTATTCCGTTATTGCCAAGCAGCCACTGCCGTTTGAAGAACAGCACATTCAGGAAACGTTTGCGCGCTTTATTCGTACTCAGTCAATGAAGCAAGCGATTCTGGATTCTTTTGACTTGGTCAAAGAAGAGCGCTGGGACGAGGTAGTTGAGATTATAGAGAAGGCCAGAAACACTGGCATGGATATCTTGTCAGTCGGCACCAATTACTTTGCTGAGTACGAAGATCGTCTGGTCAATCGCATCAACCGCGAAGAAGAGAGAAAGCTTTCTACAGGTATTCCTGAACTCGATGAATTGACCTATGGAGGTCTCAAGACCAAACAGCTAGGTCTCATCATCGGTGGCTCTGGTCGTGGTAAGTCTATCTTCCTTGAGTGGTTGGCTCGCGTAGGCATCCTGCTAGGGCAGCAAGTGGTTTACTACACGCTAGAGCTGTCGGCAGAAGACATCGCTGACCGATTTGACTCGTTGTTCTGTCATATTCGCGTGAATGAACTTAAGTCAATGAATGACGAAGCATACAAGCAGCTTCATTCATACCATACCCGTTTTGGTAATAATCTCATCATCAAGGAATATCCTGAGGATGAAGCCACGGTTCACACTATCAAGGCGCATTACAAGCAGCTTGCCGCAATTAATGTGACCCCCGGTCTTGTAGTGATTGACTACCTAGACTTGATGAAGCCTCATCGTAACTATAATGACGTAAATCAAGAACAAGCTGCTGTTGTGAAGGCTACTCGCGGCCTGTCCAAAGAATTCAACACTCGCGTATGGTCAGCGTTGCAGCTGAACCGTTCCGGTATGGCTATGGAAACTGCTGATGAGACTGGCATCAGCGGATCTATCTCACGTTTGTTCACCGCTGATATTGCGCTCATTCTAGCGCAAACCAAGGACGAGAAGGAAGATGAGGTCATGCGCATCTTCATCAACAAGAACCGCAATGGCAAAGCTATGCGTACCGTAAAGATTGCCACTGACTTTGAGCACATGACTTTCTACGCTGGTCAAGTAGCCGATACAGCCTTGCAATCCGGAAAGGCCAGTGCTATTGCTGATAATACCGTTTCTGAGCCTACTGACGAACTTACGTATAGTAGTTCGGACCTGATGGCTGGAGATGTGGTACTAGACTGACCCTACTAGAGGTAACCACCCAATGTTATTTGCTCGTGTGCAGCAAGAGTTTGATTGGGACGAGTATCTTCGTACCAACTTCGAGACTAAGACTACGCCCAGCGACGAGATAAGAATTCATTGCTTTGCGTGTGGTGACGACAAATTTAAGCTTTATGTAAATCCTGTAAAGCGTAAGTGGAATTGCTTCAAGTGCGGCTTCAAGTCCGGCAAGTGTGATACTTTTGATTTTGTTGCCAAGGCTGAGCACATTCCTCGGCACAAAGCTATTGAACGAATTGTGCGTGAGTACGCGCGTACTACGCCTGATGACTTGTTACAAGCTGTTCAAACACAGCAAACAGAGGACAACCATACCCGGGCTACACAAGCTATCAAAAAACTTTCGGGGCTTCCTAAAGGAGCAACACTGCTTAGTTCTAGGACTGAAGAATCCCAGAAGTTTTGGGATTATCTTGTAGGCCGTGGTCTTACTGAGCGTGAGATTTTGGGTATTCGCGCACACTACATCTCTGCGCAGTCTTGTATTGTATACGACGCTAAGAATCGTAGGCGTGGTGATGTAGGTAACCGCTTACTGCTACCTATCTATGGTGGCGACAATTCATTGGTTTCTTGGCAGGCCCGTGTAGTTGACCCTAATTATCAAGGTCATGACAAGTATCTGACTGCACCAGAGTCAGAACTCACTAAAACTGTATGGCCATATGTGAGGCCGCACGGTAGCACAGCTGTTCTGACCGAAGGTATTCTTGATGCTCTTGCGGTACGACGAGTGCCTAACGTCTCTGCGTACTCTACTTTTTCAAAAAAGATTTCTCTCGAACAGA